TGGTGTACTCACAGCTTCCCGTTATCATTAAAGATGTTTCAGACTCCAAAGCGAAAGAAATTGGACTAATGCTCAATTCGAGATATGGGGCAGATGACAGCTTGCTGCTTGCTGAGTTAATTAACTCACTGGACGATGCGTTTGAATTGACAGCGTTCCTGCCCATGTCTGACATTGAGGTGGAAACGCTAATGTCTGCCACAAGTTATGATTTCGATACACTGGACGATCTTGACGACGATCTTGACGAGTTGCCTGAGTCACCAAGCTTATCTGTAAAGACCCATACGATCATGAGATTCAAAGTGTCTCTTGAGGACGCGTCGGGCATACAGGAGATTATCGCATCAACAATGAAGACAAATGGCTTTTCAGAAAGTGATGCGCTAACCAATGCCGGTGATGCGCTGGCCCATATTTTATTAAACTCCAAGGATTAATCGTAATGACAAATAAGAAAACAAACAAACACAGAGTAAAAGATAAGTCATCAGTTACTTATCGCGAAGCGGAGTTGAGCAGAGGGTTGATGACGGGATTTCTTACTGATTTAGAGGTAAAGGAATCCTCCAATGGAAATTACAAACTTATCGATGACCTCGTATTCAACGACAAGATTCTAGGATTGATCGCGGTCAACGTCGGCTTCGTTACCGATTTTGCGACGGTACCTGCCATTGGCAGATTCATCGTTAGAAATGATGAATTCGTCATCAGAGCCCCGTCCGTACTTCACGACTTTTTGCTTTATTCGGGTGCAGTAACGAGGGCCGAGGCAGATGGGGTGCTTTATCGAGCAATGCTCTTAAGAGGTGCGCCAAAATGGAAAGCTGCGCTGGTCTATGTTGCCGTAAGAATATATGGAGGTGGTCAGTAATGACGGTTAAAAAAGAAAAGCCAATTAAGGTTTCACCACTCTCGCATCCAGAAGTTGAGATGTGGGATGTTGAAAAGCTAATTCCATACACAAGAAATGTAAAAGATCATCCAAAAGAACAGGTTGATAAAATTGCCAACGCAATTAGAATCGAGAAGTTCAGAAACCCCATTCACATTGATGAAGATGGCGTAATTATAGCAGGTCATGGAAGACGACTTGCTGTGATGCAACTGGGCTTTAAAAAAGTACCCGTTATCGTTGAAAGGGGGCTTACTGAAGCTCAAAAAGATGCAATGCGTATCTCTGACAACATGACTGGCAGAGGCGGCTTTGACGAGCTTATGTTGGGCGAGGAAGTGATGCGCCTGTCGGGCCTTGATGACTTTGATCTTAGCGCATTTGGTATGGACGACGATGAAATTAGCGGTATTTTTCAGAAGTTGTCTGATGAAGACCTGGAAGGTCTTGAAACCATTGGCAGCATTGATGACGAAAATGACGATGTTGTCAAGGAAGAGTCAGTGGGTAAACACGGAGAAGGTGTTGAATACAAACCCTCTTATGCAATTGTTGTCGAGTGCTCCGGAGAGTCCGAACAGCGTGAGCTTTATGAATCACTTACCGCCGATGGTCGTAAGTGTAAAATTCAAACAATGTAATTATGCCTAAATTCACTCACACCGTTTCCACCAAATACGTCCCTACATTTCGATCTGAAGCGGTTGTGGGCATGTTCGACGTTGACCCACAGCTCAAGCTGACTAAATCATGGGATGTGGACATGCCCATTGAAGACATTCCTGAATGGGAAATTGGCATGATTGTCGGCCCCTCTGGTTCCGGAAAGACAACGATTGCGAAAAGAGCATTTCCTGATGCTAAATTGTTTGATGGCATTAAACACGAGGGATGGGGCGCCGGGTGTGTTGTTGATGATTTTGCATCGAATCTGAAAGTTGGCGAAATTACCGGTTCTTTATCCCAAGTGGGATTTAGTTCACCACCGGCCTGGATATTGCCATTCCATAGTCTCAGCAATGGTCAAAAATTCAGAGCAGAGATAGCCAGACTGATTCTGGAAACAGAAAACGATGACATGATCGTGGTGGATGAATTTACCAGCGTCGTTGATAGAGATGTTGCTAAAGTTTGCTGCGCCGCTGTTCAGAAAATGATTAGACGATCTCCTGGCAAAAAGATGATTGCGGTATCTTGTCACAATGACATTGCAGAGTGGCTTGAGCCAGATTGGATATATTTTGTCGATACCGGCGAATTTAGAGTGACAAGGGGGTTACTTCGGCGACCGCCTATTGAAATCGTCATACGCAGAGTTCATCACTCCACATGGAGACTTTTTGCAGGTCATCACTATTTGAACGCATCATGCAGCAAATCAGCGCGTTGCTATCTGGCAACGATAGATGGTAAACCTGTCGGGTTCGCGGCGGCAATTCCCTTCCCACACCCTAAATTGAAGAATATGTGGCGTGGTCATAGAACTGTGGTGCTTCCTGACTATCAGGGCATTGGCATTGGCAACGTCCTGAGTGAATTTGTTGGCCAGATGTTTCTCAATGAGGGAAAACGCTACTCAAGTCTAACCAGCCACCCGGCAATGGTTGCCCACAGATCAAGATCGCCAAAATGGATTATGACAAGAGCACCTGGTCGGGTGCCGGTTAGTGGGAAAACGGGAATGCTTAAAACATCATCAGGAAGAATGACGGCATCTTTCGAGTACATAGGAGAAAAAAATGCCTAGTTTTTTGAACATCACGATTTCATTGATATGTTACGCGGTGGCGATTCATTTGTTTTCAGTTAGCGAAAATTACGATGATCACGATGACGGTGCATATTAGCGTGTTTAACGATTTATTTAATATAAGTCACAGATTACTTATTATCGCGTTATCAGCGCGATCAGATTCGCGAGGATTGTTGTTTTGAGAGTGACAAAGAAGCAGTATTTGCTAATTAATGTAATTGGCACAACAAATGACGATGGTGACTTTTTAGACATCGATCAAATTTTAGACAAATTGCCGTATGAAACAAGCAAGCAGTCTTTGCAATTCTCAATCCGAGCATTAGTCAAGAACGGATTTGCCGAGAAGCGTGGATTGGAGGAAAGACGAGGGCAGAGCCGAATCGTCATTTCTTTAACAAAGGAAGGTTACAGATTGGCACAACTGGTGCCGTAGTGTTATTGGAAAAGAAATAAACATGGTGCCGCAGTAGTTTTAAAAAAGTGCGGGCATGTTTAAAAAGCTGGCCATCTTTTGATCTTGATTTAGATTTTGATTTTAAAAAGTTAGTATTATATAGACAGATCAAAAAAGATGCCCGCAGTTAGTGTCGATTCGATACTATCGGTACCAAGTTACTGTTAATAATGAGAATATTTGCAAAATGGAACAGAAAGAAAAAACAGAGGCGAAAATGCCTCCAATCGCCAAGGAAAAGAAGAGGAGGCTCACCTCCTATGAGTGGGGTGAATTATTAGGACTGCTAAAATTAGGAAACCATACTCAGCTCGAATTGGCAAAAATGTACGGCGTAACCGCTGCCGGCATTCAGTATAAAAGAAAGGCTCTTGGCGGAATAGATATAGGGCAAGACTCTATGAGCAAGAGTTCGCTTGATAAGGTAATTAAGGAAAGGAAGGAAGATGCAATTGAGCAGAAAAAGATTGTTAATGAGCTAAAGCAGATAAGAGGATTTACGCCCGCCGAAGCGGCTGATCTAATTACAGAGGCAAAGAAAGAGACATTTCTGCGCAATGAGCAGATAGGGAAACTTGCAACGCATTTATTGGCGAATGCACACAAGGACAAAGACATCGGCAAAATAAAGGACTCTGTAAAAGTGCTTCTGGATATGCAGACGATATTTGAAAAACAACTTCGTCTTGCTGGATTCTGTCTTGGCTTCAAGGACGACAACTTTGATTCTATCGAAGATTTGCCATCCATCACCATCACCAAGATGACATCAGGCGACATTAAGGCCGCACAGCGAAACATGTCTAATGATTCTAATGATTCCGATGGCGTTGAAGATGGTCGGTATAGCGAGATAGATGATTAAATGCAGAAGATAGCTCTGCACCCTAAACAACATGAGGTATTCTCATACAGATCACGCTTTAAAGTAGTGGCGGCCGGGAGACGTTGGGGGAAAAGTATCCTTTCAAAAGTCGCGTTATTGGACAATGCGGCAGAGAAGCCAAGAAGTTTAAACTGGTATGTTGCGCCAACCTATCGTATGGCGAAACAGATCATGTGGGAGGAAATCAATCGCACGGTTCCTGAAAAGTGGATTAAGAAAAGGAACGAAACCTTTTTGCGACTTGATCTGATTAACGGCTCTATCATCGAGCTAAAGGGGGCTGACAAGGAAGATAGTCTGCGCGGAGTGGGTCTTGATTACCTAGTGATGGATGAGATGCAAGATATGCGACCCGGTGTGTGGGGCACCGTTCTTAGACCTACGTTAGCGGTGTCTGGCGGAGGCGCACTTATGATTGGAACATCTAAAGGGTATAATTACTTCTACGATATGTGGCTAAAAGGGATGTCGGGTAACTCATCTGCGTGGAAATCTTGGCAATTCTCAACAGCAAGTTCGCCATTTGTCCCTGAGGATGAGATTGAGAATGCCAGAAGTGACATGGACCCGAAAACATTTCGACAGGAGATGGAGGCCAGTTTTGAGAATATGTCAGGTAGGGTGTATCATGTATTTGATCGCAAGCTGCATGTTGGGGAATGCAAATTCGATCCAAAACTTCCTATCTACATTGGTCAAGATTTTAACATTGACCCGATGAGTAGCGCCATTATGCAGATACAGCCTAATGGTGAGGTATGGGTGGTTGATGAAATTGTGCTGTTTTCATCCAACACACAAGAAGTCTGTGAAGAGATTGAGCGCAAATACTGGCGACATATTAATCAGATTACTATTTACCCCGATCCGGCGGGCGGGTCAAGGCAACATGCAAGGGGCGAAACAGATTTAGACATCTTTAGGGAAAAGGGCCTTAAGCGTCTAAAGTTTCACCGTAAACACCCGAGAATCACGGACAGGGTAAATAGCGTCAACAAGATGCTGCTATCTGCCACTGGCGAGATACGAGTGCGCGTAGATAGATCATGCAAGCATACAATCACGTCCCTA